TGCGAATGACCGAACCGCGCGGTCGGCGTCGCCGTGACCGCCGGCAAATACGCGCCGATTTCGAATTCGGCCACATCGCCCGTATTGCGCACCAAGACGCCATCGCTGATGCGCACATTTTGAAACTGCGACTTGCCCGACGCGAGCCCGCCGTTGAAGATCCACACGTTGAACGACAGCGGATCGTCCGTGGCCGAGCACAGCGTGTTGAGGAGTTGCGTGAACGAATACGTCGCGAGCACCACCCCCGCCGCAGAGTAGTGCTTCACGAGGGTATCGAGATCGGTTTTGTAGTACGGCACGAGCACGGTGCCATCGGAGAGCACCAAGAGGCCGTTATTGGTCGTGGATCCGAAGGTGCCCACCTTGTAGCCTGTGACCACCCCAGCGAGATTTGACAATGCGACGTTGGCGATCAGATCCCAGCGCCGCACCAGGCCCTCATTGCCACTGCCGTAGTAGTACAAGATGGTGTTGTCAGTGGACGGCGCCATGCCAGACATGGCCGCACCCGCTTGCAGCGTCGGTTGCCACACGGTCGGACCTTGCACGCCGGTTGCACTCGCAATCGTGGTCACGTTCGGCGTATTCGTCACTGCGCCGGCGATATAAAACGTCGCCGCCCCATCGCTACTGCACAGCGCCGGACTCGCAAAACTGATTGTCAGCGGGCCAAGCAGCTTGGTAAGCGTGGCTGAGTAAATAAACACCCCATTTCCGCCGAGTGGGCCGTTCCCCAGAATCAGCAGTACACCTGATGGGAGCATATGCGCATGTTCGCTCGCCGGAAACGGCTGCACAAACCGCAACACGACGCCATCGAGCGGCGACAGCACCGCCGCCGGAAAGCCATCCGTATCGTCATTGATGAGCAACGCCGTCGCCGGGGCCGGATTCTTGGGCGCGCGCCGCACGGACAGGGTGAGCACCGCTGTCGCGACATTCCCCGTGTCGGACACGAACCGAAACGAATACGTCTGGCCGACCACCACCGGCAACTGGACGGCCTTATTGACCGATGAGATACTGGGCAAGACGCCATCCGTCGAAATCATCGTGGTATCGACCGTATAGGCGACGAGGTCGCCAAACCCGAACACGCCGATGCTCGTATCGCCGGGTTGTGCCGTGTATTTGTACCAGACGCCGTACGTCGTCCCACCAAAATTGACGTTTTGCGTGGTGCTATAGGGCAAGACCGTGCCAATATCGATGGCGGTGGCCGCTGTGGTATTCGTGGGGACTGGCATTTACCAACCACGCCTCCGAATCGGACCAAGACACAGATAGCCACACACGAAACACCACGAGTACTCATCAAAATAAATGTTGTACTGACCCACCCACCCGAACCATTGACACCACCGGCGGTCATCAGCTCCACGGATAGGTCTCGGCCACGGACGTTGCCACCGCACCTGCATGGTTCTCACTCGCCCGTCTGCAGATTATAGCCGCGTCGATTGCGCCCTTGCCCAAGTTGCGCGAAGTCACTCGCCAGATCGCTCAGGCGTACGTTGCTCCGCTTGATGGTCGCGAAACTCTCACGCGCCAGAGCTTTTTGGTCCTCCGTCACCGTCCGCCCATACGGAATCGCCAACACCAGCATGAGTTGACTATACAGCGCTTGGTCGTAGCCATCCGGAATGCTGTACGCCGTCGTCAAATCCGCAAACGTGCTCAGCGGCGCACGAATGTAGAGCACGAGGCTATTGATCAGATCAAACGGCACGGGCCACAGATAGAGCGTCCCCAGCTCGCCGGCAAACGTCGGCAGATAATACACGTCGGTAAACAACGCGCTGGGCTGATCCTTGATGCGGATGCTTTCGTACGCTTGATCGGTCATGATCCCGCGCGGAATTTCGACCGGCGGCGTGCTCGCATTCAAGAGGAGTCCCGCCGCCACAAGGCTTTCGCCGTTGGGCGGTTTCGTCGTGTTGAGATCGCCGCCTGGGCCGATGGTGTACGGCGTCGTCGACCCGCCTTTGTTGGCGAGAAGCGGAGTCACGAAGCGTGTTTCTGCTGGAATCGTGAGCCCGGTCTGCGCCCACTGGCCGATCATCAGATTCAAGAAGCGGAGCGCGTCCGTTGAATCCGCCGCGAGGATCGGATCGCCAGGCTGATAGACGTTCAGCATCCGGAACGTGTCAGTCAGGACTTGGGTCGCCGTGACGGTGGGCACGAGGGATACTCCTGACCGATCAACTCATCCGCCTCGGCGAGCATGTCGGCGCATTGTGTCCGATACCAGCCAATTGCGCGTTCCAACTGACGCACGCGGTGCTCGAGCTGGGCGACCTTCTCGATCCAGCGCTCACGATCATCGGCCACGGCTTTGAGATCGGCGTCGATCGTCAACTGGCCTTCCCTGGCGGATCCGGCACTGGCCCGCCCACCTGAAACCCAAATTGCAACTGACCGTCCGGCGACATCTGCACACCGCCGATATGAAAGGGTTGTGCACACGTCGGGCAGAGCGTCAGATCCGCACTCAAGCCGAACGGTGTGCTTTTCACCACCACATCAACCATGGTGGGGGTCGCGCAGTTATGACGCACGTGCACAATGCACACCCAGCCCAAGACGGTCACGGGTTCACCGATCAACGGCACATTCGGAAACGCACGCATTTCAGCCATTACCCTGTCTGTGGACGAAAGAGCACGTCGAAGACATCATGATACGCATGCTGAAACGGCAACATCTCGGCCGTATAGCCACGCGCCGTCATGAACGCCAGCAGATCGGCATGGGTATCGCCGTAGCGCTCCAGTTGTGTCCCAGACTCACAGACGACGATCGGTCGATGGCGCGCAATCTGCTGTGTCGCCCCATGCAACGCGCGAAGTTCGTAGCCTTCGAGATCGAGCTTCATGTAATCGAGCCGATCGAAGGTGAACGCATCCAAGGGAATCATAGGAATCCCCTCGTCAACGTCGATCGGACTGATCATATTGCAGGATTCAGAGACCCAATTTTGCTCCACCGCGCAGGCCCTCGGCCGGTCGCCCAACGCTGCGGTCACAATCTGCACCTGCGGGAACGGCGCCGTGTTCCGTGCGAGGCATTCCAACGCAGCCACGGAGCATTCGAACGCCCAGACGTGCCCCGTCGGTCCCACCGCCTCCGCATAGGCGACCGTATGATCCCCGATGAATGCGCCGCCATCCACCACCACGCCGCCGAAAGGAATGAAGGGACACAGCACCGCCTGAATACGCGGATCGTGGGCTGTTAAGTCGTTGTCGCGCTCGACCGCCCGCGACAGCCCGCGGTCACGGTCATGATCCAAGACCGCAATCCCCGTGATCGGCAACAGAATCATGACGACGCCATCCTCCGCCCCGCCGATGGATGCGCACTGATACTGAGCGGGTGACGGACTTGGGGAAACGCGACAAACGGTTCATGATCGGCCAACACGGTGACCCATTTCCCCTGCTGTTTGACGATATACGCCACGGCCGTGACGGCATGTCCAAAACGAGTATCGAGATCGCAGTAGAGCTGGATACCTGCTGCCGCCAGTTTGCGGTAAAACGGCAAATCTTCTGCGTAGTCATCGTAATTGCCAGGCGGATGGACGAATTCGAACCAGCCATCAGCGCCCATCCGCGGGAAACACGCGGTCCGAATCAGCAGCCCGGCAAAGCCAGCCGCCGCGACCTTGATCAGCCCTTGTTCGTGATCGTGGAGAAAATGCTGTCGCGCATAGTCATCCGTAATCTCGTCGTACAAGAGTGGCAGAAACGGTGCGCCTCGGCGACAGGACAACGGCACCACCGCATCGAGGTCATGGGCGAGCAATTGCGAGAGATCGGTCGGCGCAAACGGCTGATCGTCATCGAGCCACCAGATGTAATCGTATCCGCCGCTCAGCGCTTCGCGGACAATTCTGTTTCTGGCCCCTGGCAACACGCCGGTCATGGCGTACGCGACCGTTGCATTGGGCGTCATCTTGAGGGTCTGCGCCAGCACGGTATCGAATGGGCGGAACCCGCCGGCGAGGCGACAGGGAACGCCCACCAGGATCTGTGGCACGGGCATGCCGGGTAGTATACCCCTTACAGGGGGATTTCGGCGTAGACGAGCGTTGCCGTTACTGAGGCTAAGGTGGCCGTGCTGCCGACCAAATGAATGGCATTTCCAGGGGGAATGATGCCGGTGCCATCCCAATCATCGCGAGCGGTCCACCACGGTTGCGTGGTTGAGGTCGCGGTGGTGACGAGAGTGGTGACCCCCGTATTGCGATAAAAGACCGGCTGCCCCGTCAAGAGCGTCGTGGATCCTGACGCCGAAAAGCGCATCTGAGAGACTTTCCCAGACCCCAGATACGCGTTGACTGGGGCCGTCAACGTGCCAAACGTGGAGATGGGCGAGGCGCCTGTTGCACCCGCTGCTGAAATTCGATCACCAGCATTCGTACTGGCAATCCAGATGAACGTGCCAAGCGCAGCGGTGGTCGCGGTCCAGCCCAGGAGTGTCACGATCGGCACCAGGAGCTTGCCTGACCCGGCCGGATTCCAAATACTGTACGTCGGCGTCATCGTCGTGGCGACGAAGACCGGGAGCACGACACCGGCCGTCGCGGTCGATGCGTAGTACACATTGCCGCGGTACGCCTGCTCCAGGTATTTCCCATGCAGCTCGGCGATGATGAGTTCATTGGCGCGTCCCAGATTGACGTTCCCAGTCGCGCCATCTGACGTGCTCGCCCCAGAGGGGTCGAAGACCACGCCTTGCGTATTGGCCATGATCCCCCTCCTAGAGCGGAATTTCCGCGTAGACGAGGGTCACGGTGGCCGCCACGAGGACCGCCGTGCTCGCCATCAAGTGGACGGCGTTCCCAGGCCCAATGACCGAGCCACCCTCCCAATCATCGCGCGCAATCCACCACGGCGCTACAGTGGTGGCGGCCGTCGTCGCCGTCATACTGATGCCCGTCCCACGATAAAACACGCCAGCGGCGACGAGCGTGGTCGTGCCACCGCTCCCCGCGCGCATCTGGGAGACCTTCCCTGATCCCAAATTGGCGTTCAGCGGCGTTCCTGTCCCAAACGCCACGAACGGAGCCGTGGAGGAAATCGTGTTCCCCGTATTCGTCGTGGCCGTCCAGACCAGCGTACCTAACGCCGCGGTGTTGGCGGTCCAGCCAATCAGCGTGACAATGGGAATCATCAATTTTCCACTGCCGGCGGGATTCCACACGCTGTAGGTTGGCGTGAGCGTCGAGGCGATGGGAATGACCACCCCGGCCGTGGCCGTGGAAATGTAGTAGACATTCCCGCGGTAACACTGCTCGAAGTACTTCCCGTGCAGGGACGCGACCAACACTTCGTTGGCCCGTCCCATATTGATGGTCGCCGTCGACCCATCGAAGGTAGCAGCCGATGACGGATCGACGACGATCCCTTGTGCAAACATGATGACTCCTGGAGTCCCGACGCGGACGACTCCGGTCCGTGCCCCACACTACAGCGGGATTTCGACGTACACCGTGCTCACGACCGCCGTAATCGCGACCGCGGTCGTGCCCAACAGATGGATCGCGTTGCCAGGCGGCAGAATCCCCGATCCGTCCCAGTCATCGCGCAGCGTCTGGAAACCCGGCACCGTCACCGCGACTGACGTGACGCCGATCCCGGTGTTCCGATAGAACGTGCTCGCCCCCACCAAGGTTGTGGTGCCACCGGTGGCCGCCTTGAGCTGCGACACCTTGCCAGAGCCCACGTTGGCGTTGACCGGGGTGCCCGTGCCGAACGCCACAAATGGTGCGGTGGTCGAAATGCTCGAGCCCGCGTTCGTCGTGGCGTGCCAGACAAGCCCGCCGACCACACCCGTCGTGGCGTTCCACGCGATCAACGTCACAATCGGGACGATGAGCTTGCCGCTGCCCGCCGGATTCCACAAGGAATACGTCGGCGTCAGCGTGGACGCAATCGGGATGACGACACCCGCGGTCGTGGTCGATGCCAGATAGACGTTGCCGCGGTAGCATTGGGTAAAGTACTTCCCATGCAACTCCGTGACAATCGCTTCATTCGCGCGGCCGAGGTTGACCGACGCGGTGGCCCCGTCTGGGGTCGCAGCACCGGAGGGATCAAAGACGACGCCTTGTGCCAACATGATACGCTCCTTGAGAGGTTACGGGTGTCCGCCGACGCCGACCAGTGACCCTTCCGTCGTAGCATCCGCCACAACTGGAGCGGGTACGTGTAGCGCTTCAAAGGCAGGCGCGAAATACCGCGCCCACAAGCCTGCTGTGCCGAGATGCTGCACTTCCAACGAGCTAATAGCAAAGTGCACCACATACGCTCCGTAGACGCATTCGCAACGGACTTCATCGGTCTCCGCCGATTCCGCCGCAATCTGTTGCAACCGAGCCCGATTCGCCTCGTCCGGTGTCACGTCGCCAACCCGCCATCCAGCGCCAACACTTCAGCTCGCAGCGCCGTCAACTCGTCCGGACTGTTCAGCCCCGTATTCAGCAGCAGATTCGTGATGCGCTGCTCGATCAGCGACTGCTGCAACCGGATATCGGTCGCCGTCAGGACGGGCGTGGTATCGATCGGCGCAATCTGTCCTGGCGGCGCGAACGGGGAAAACGACCATCCAGCGCCCAGCGCCGTGAACGCGGCTTGACTCGCGACAATCTGTGCCGCTTGGGTGGCGTTGTACGCCCAACTCGGAAACGCAATGCCAGCCATCGTCTGAACTCCTCCTCGCACCACCAAGACGAACGAAAGGGTGACTGTCGTACTCGTTCAGCATTACGAAGAATCCGTCGCCGACACCGTCACCGCAAACACGCCTGACACCGTGGGTGTGCCCGCCAGCAGCCCTGACGCCGACAACGTCATCCCTGACGGCAAGGCGCCGAGCGTCACGCTCCACGTATACGGTCCCACCCCTCCGGTCGCCACGAGCTGCACGCTATACGCCTGCCCTTGCACCGCCGTCGGTAACGTGGTGGTGGCGATGACCAGCGGCGCGGCCACCGTCAACGACAACGCTTGTGTGGCGGTTTGCGGCATCAGCCCTCACTGGCGACGACCCTCCTCGGCCGTCCACGGCGCCGAATCGGTGTCTCCGGAATCGTGGGGAGATGCTGCGCGCCGGCGTCGGCTTCCACGGCCGTGACTTCGGCCGCCGCCAGCGGTGACAACGTATGGCGCTTGTCGTATTCCCGCTCGGCCGCGAGTTTCGCGAACTCGACTTGTTGCGCCTCAAAGGCCGTGATGGCCTCGAGCGGCGTCAAGCGATACCCATTCGCTCGGAAGCCATCGTACTGATGTTCGTCAATGGCTTGGGAGTCCAGAATCGCAATGCCGCCAGCAGACAACGATCCCGCACGATAGACCCAACTCGGCCAGTCGTGTTTGATGTACGGCCGCAATCCCGGCCCCATCGTGGAGCCCTGCGCTTCCCACTTGGTCGCTTCTTTGGCCCACGCCGAATCCGGCACATGCACAATGGCCATGAGCAGTGACCTCTGTCTAGCTGAAGACGATCAATCCTTGCGTGTTGGCCACGTTCCACGACCCGTTCTGCGCCACCAGCCAGAGGGTCGCCCCGATTTGCGCAGGGAAGGTGGCCGTATTGAACGGCGTTCCCGCCCCGCCCGTGTTCAACAGGCCCGGAGTGGTGATGCCATGCGCCGCCGCGGTCTGCGAAGTCAGCACCAGCTCGACGCCGTTGACGGCGAGGGCGGGCGCGCCCAACGTTAACGCCGCGGCGGTGGTCTTGGCAATGAACGCTTTGGTGTCCTGCGTCGGCACCACAATCACGCCGTCCTGTCCATAGGTGTCGAGGTCAGGCGCGGGCACCGGCCGCAGGACGGAGGCCCCCGGCGTGTTGGCGGGAAAATCCTGCGCGTTCGAGGAGGTAATGACCGACGCGCCGAGATCGTGCGCATCCGCCTGTGTGCCTTCCGCCCCACGGTTACGTACCACCACTTGTCCAGCCACGGGCACGGACACCACAAACGCAATTTCTTCATCCACCATCACCGGTTGGCCATTCCCGGACAAGATCGTCCCGATCGTCGGAAAGCCTGTCGCGGTACTGGCCACATTCCACGTCAGATCCCCGGCTTTGATCGCCGCCGTGAGCGTCGTTTTCACCAGAGGCATACTCAGTCTCCTACGCCATGACGCGCAAGGCGAAATACGGCAGGATCGGCGCCACGCCGATCAAGCATTCGATCTTCGACGGTTCTTGGTCCGTCTGGATGTTGTACTGTTCCACCCAGCGCATCGTGATTTTCGCCTCAGGGTCGCTCTTCCGCGCTGAATTCGCGCCGGCGAGTGGGACCGGCAATTCCGCCATCACGAAGGCGAAGGCTTCCGGATGGAAGATCAGATTTTGCCGGGAGGTCTGCGTCGCCATGGTCGCATTCACGGCCCCGGTGGCTTGCGTGAAGGTGAGGCTCGCATTGTTCGCCGGCGAGGCCGAGACGGTCTGCAACGGCCCGCTGGTGATGATCGCCGGGCTCACCGTGAGCGTCGCCGCCCCGGAGCCGGCGAGGGTGCTTTGAATACTGAACGACTGCAGATCGCCAGTATCGATATAGCTGTCCGGGTTGATCGCATTCACACCCAAGATCGTGAACGTATCGCCCGCGTTGAAGCTGTACGTTCCGAAGCCCTTCGTCACGAGGGTGGACCCTGTCTGGAGCGCCCCATCGACGAGCGGCGTGGAGGTCGTGAAGGTGCCTGAGGTGTGTGTGGGGATGTTCGGATCCCAGTGCCAACTGTCCACGCCCAACGCTTGCCCAGCAAACTGGCCCTTCGACCACAATTTGCTCACAAATTGCGTCGGATTGAACTGGTTGAACGCGACTTTCAGCAAGAGGCTCTGGGTCTTCGGATCGACGCACGCGTAGAGGTCTTCCGGCACGCCGACATTGCGCAGTTTCGCGACCGCATCCGTGAACACGCCGTCCACGGCAATATTCGTCACCGCTTGCGCCGAGAGCGGACCGGCCACGAAATACACGGCTTTGTAGACTTCGACGCCCGAGATGACATCGGCCTTGTTCGCGAGAATCTTCCCGGCCCGCTTCGTATAGCGGGACTGGACCTCTTCGACGATCAGCGCGCTATCCGCGCTCGACCAGCCCATGCCGACCTGAAATTGATGATTCAGGGTGATCGGGACCGTCTGATTCAAGATGGCCTGTTGGACGAGGGCTTGGCCTTCCGTCGCAATGAAGCGCTGCGGCAACCGCACCTGAATGGTGTAGCCGATTTTGGCCCCCCCAGGACGGGAGGTCCACTCATTGTTCCATTGGCGATCGAAATGCTGAACGAGGGTGATGTTGTTTTTGAAGGCGACGGCGACGTCCGTCGTCACCCATGTGGGAGAAATAAACGTGTTCACGCAACGCCCCGTCAGACGCGGGCGCGGAGGACCCTACCGGCTAAGAGGCGGATTTGCGGTGATAGTAATTCTCGTGATCACGCAACGACGCCTTTTCCGGGTCAGGCGGTTCGTCCGCTGCCGGCATGGCGCTGGTCCGCACTGGTGTGGGCGGACGCGGCGCGGGTGCTCGAGGCGTCGTGGTGGCTGCACCAGTCTTCACAGCCGACTCACGTGTGGGACTGAGACGCAGCGCGATCTGCGAGAGCGCTTTGACCTGTTCGAAGATCGGCAGCGCCAGGATCCGTCTCAGCTCGGCCGGATCCTTTTGAAGAGTATATAGCACATCGGCTCCCGTCGTGTCTTCTAAAATCCACGCATCAATCAGGGAGCCTTGGGGGATATTTGTGGGGGCGAGAAGTGCCACCTGCTCGAAATCGGCGTATTTGGCCTTCGCACTGTCGACACGCTCGACCCACGAGGCCGTCAGTTTGGCTGATTCTTGTTCTTTTTGGGCCGTTTCTCGGTCTTGGCGACGCGCTTCCGCGATGCTCCAGTCGATTTGTGCCTTGACGAAATCGCCGTATTCCTGGAAATCATCGATTTTCGGCTCTGCTGTAGCTGTGATTGTTGGAGCGGCCGATGTTCCACGTGGAACAGTGTCAGTTGCCGCTGGGGAAGTGGTAGTAGCGGGCGCCAGCGGCCTCGCCCGTAGTGCATCGCGTTCGGCTTCGGCCTCTCGCAGCTTTTTCGTCAGTTCCTGAATCCGTGGAACATCCCCGGCGCGAGCTTCTGACTTGGCGGCGCGATGTTTCTCTGGCTTGAATTTCCCAGCCTCATCACGGTCTTGCGGCGCGCGCCGGTTGTCTTCCTCAGGTTCTGGCTCAGGATCAGCGCTCGGCCGCTTGTCGGCGCCGAATTCGGCTTCGTGCTCGGCAAGGGACGGTTCTGACTCGGCGGGTGTCTCAGGCTGGCTGGTGGGGCCGGGATCGGTCGGTTCGATGTCAAGCGCCATAGGACCGATTCAGGTGCTTCACGAGACTGATACTGTGCTTGAGAATAGCGAGCTGTTCCTTCGCAATCCAATCTGTCACGATGAACGGCAACGGCGGACCGTACGATAGTCGTAGCTTGGCGCGTTTCCGAGCCTCACGCCGATGAATCGTGCGCCGTAACGTCATGAAAACTCTGCGCGGCTAGCTGCGGACTTATTTGTGCGCCACAGCGGGCGGCTGATCAGGCCGCTTTCTTAGCCACGCGTACCGCTGAGCATGCCAGAATCATCATGGCACGTCAAGCCAAAACCGTGTACATGTGCGAAAATGCAACTCGCGGGCGAATAATGGTACATGCGCGGCAGACTCCAGAATAGTAAGTCTTGCATACGCAATGAGTTGCGCGTTAAAATCAGCGGCCGAGCACTTGCAATAGGGATGAACATGATTACCTACATCCTCCCTGATGGCCGCTCCGGCCAGGTACCCTACGACGTCTGCCGAGCCGCCTCCACCATCGACTTCATGCTGGCCGATGGCCGAATCGTGCTGGCCGTGATTGCGAAGGGTGAACGATGAATCAGCCGCCCTATCCGCGTTGCATCTCGGCTGTCTGTTGAAGCAACAAGCCAAACATACAAGATGGCATATTCTGGACCTGCCCTGATTGCAGCATCACGCTAGCCCCTAACGAGCACGGCCAATACGTCGTTATCAACTGGCGGCCGATTCACGTCAATCTACGCACTGGCGAAACCACAGACGGGGCCGTGATTGCGAAAGGACAGTGAATGAAGCGAATTCAATTCGTGCCAGCCGACGATCCCGACCGCGCCGTGTCGCCACAAGAAGCCGAGGAAATCGAGCTACGCGAAGGACTGGTCAATACGATCCTCGCCGATCGCGCCGCTGCCAACGCCCAGCACCTCGAAGAACTGCGGCTCGTCTGTGCGTGGTGCTCGAAAGTGCTCCACATCGGGCCCCCGCACGCCAAGACCAGCCACGGCATGTGCACAGATTGCCAAGCGGTCTGGTCGAGCATCGAAGCCCACACCGGGAGAACGCCATGAGAATGCCCGAGCACAGTGAGGCCGTCGGCGTCATCCTATTGATCTACACCATCACCGTGGTGCTGCTCGTGATTCTGTGGTTGGAGGCGGGATCCCCATTCATGCCAGAGTGGCTGAAATGAAAACAGCCCTCATCGCGCTCGCCATTGCCCGCGCCTTGGACGCCTCGACGACGTGTGCAGCGCTCCAGCGCGGTGCCCACGAAGTCAATCCGATTTTGCCGTCCTCGTGTCCGGTCGCGATTGTCGCGCAGA